AAAGAAACTATCTCTATACGTAGCAGGAGACGAATCATTCTTAAATACCTTTAACGGTAAGATATATAAGGTTGGGTTAGCTATTAAGTCTAATCTGCCAGAGATTGCAGACTGGTCATCTGAAGATGGAATTATGTTGGTTCTTGGAGAGAATGTTCCATTACTAGATGGTGGAGAGCCACCAACAAACTATACAGTTCTGGCAAATGCAGGAGAGCCCGACTCTGACCTGCTATCTACAAGAAGCGGTGGGCTTCCCACCCTGGGCACAACTCTTGAGTTGATTAATTATATTGCAGGGTACACACTAACTCCAAGACTATATTTGGGCAAGTTCATCATAGATGTTGCATCCAAGGGTTACTGGCAAGACTTTGTTTCTTTGTCGCACTTTGGAAAAAATATGCCTAACCTAGAAGGCGATGCAATTCCAACTCTCAGTTACTTGCAGTTTAACATAGATGTACCTAGGATGGATATCTTAGATCCCCTAGAGCCATGGCATCTGGATACCTCAAGCTTGCCAGTAAAGACATACGTTTCGTTCCAGTATTTGGCCTCTGGTGCAAATAAACTACTCAAAAATTTTACAGCGGTTCAACGAGCTTTAGCGAACTCCCCAGTAGTTCCAGGAGATGGTTGGATGAATACTGCATACGAGGTTGTCTCTGGATCAGTTATCTATCTTCCATCTGGAGTAGATTATAGGAACCTTGCCCTTGTGTACCATATCAAGGTAGAAACAAAGTCAGTATTTTCTAATGCTGTAAAAATTAAGCGTATGGAGACCTGCTCTCAGGCAATTAGCATTCACGAGCCACTAAAAATCAATACTAAGTTTGGTGTTCAAATATCTCCATATATTAAGAGAGGTCTGTACCAAGACTATCTGGGCAAAAATCCAGTATGCATTTATAAGAGAAGTACGCCATACATCCACCTGACCAAGCAAAGTGGCATAAAGATGCTAGATTATTTTATTGAAGAGGGGGCTGAAAAGGGCATTTCTATACCAATAAATTCAAATCGTGTAGCCCAGTATGCAGTCGGAGCTATTCAGACATTTATCAACTATCAGGCTAGTGGCTTTCCAGAGCTTGAGGTAAAGATGATGGAGATCAAGGCCTATAATAGATCAACCTCTATCATGCTTGTATCTGATGTCATTGATAATACCAGAGGAAAAATATTTGCAATAGACTCAAAAACAGGTCTTCCTGATCAGTTTGTTAATTTCTATCTTAACGGAAAGTTGGTAAAGTCACCATACATTAATGCTAAGCAGTGGGATGTTTTGGCTATTCAGTTTATCGATGGAATGAAATTCGACAGCTTCTCTGGCTCTATAAATTTGTGTTCAGAGCAGATGCTATTCAACAATATTTCTACCTACAGGCTGTCAGAGATTCAGACATCTGTAACCTCTATTTTTAGAACCTGGGCACAGCTTGAGCAGATGATAGATAAGCCAGGGAATGAGTCTACATACTGGGGAGACTTCTTGTCTGCAACACCACCGCTTTCTTGGGAGAATATCCTGTTTATTCCTACGGTTCGACGTTATTTGATAGATCCAAAAGCTATTTTTGAGTCATATTCTGGTACAAACAGGATATCTGTATCTGATGATTCTGTATTAATGTTTAAAAATTATAGGTACACAGCATATTCAGATGTCAGATGGCGTTCAAACATTGCTTCGCCAGTTTAGTATGGTATACTAATGGTTATGAACAATGCAAAACCAAGATTTCCTGGTCAAATTGGTGACACAAAGGTGCAAGTAATTAAAGAAGAGTTTTCTCTTTTTGGCACATACGTTTGGGTAAAGCCAAATGGTAAGCCCTTTACAGATGGTCAGGGGAATGCTCTTTCAATTGAGGGTATGAAAGATGATCACGCCAGGATTAAAGAGCTAGCAGACGCAGCTAAATATTGGGGTCAGCCAGAGGGTAGAGCCGTGTTCTATCCGAATATGCGTAAGATTTCGGATGAAGAGTATTCCGAACAAGTAGACAGAATGAACCAAGGTCTTATCCCCAGCATGAATGACCTAGGTGCTGTAATTGCTGCAAAGAAAACACTAGAGCTTTATGGAGACGAGTAATGGAACAAGAGTATCAGATTCCAATTGTTGGTGCATCACTACCTGACTTTCAGCCAGTAGAAAATGTTTTTAAATCTCAAGATCCTTTTAACAAGACTTGGGATAGGCTAAGAGACCTCTCTGGTCTAGAAAAAAACTTTAAGCGTAGGTCAGATAGGATTGCCAAGGTATATGACGAAGCTGTTGCAAACAACGTTGATGTAAATTCACTTGGATACCTAGATAGTGCTCTAGCAATTAGTTCTGGTAGAGATGATGCAAAGTCAAAAGAGATTAACCCAGGAAACGTCTATCGCAACGGGTACGGCATGTTTGACGTGATTACTCCACCATGGAACCTATATGAACTAGCAAACTACTACGACACATCATTTGCAAACCACGCAGCTATTGATGCCAAGGTAGAAAATATTGTTGGCCTTGGCTATGACTTTTTCCCAACTCAGGCAACCGTTATGGCTCTAGAGGATAACGACTCAGAGACTGCCAGAGACAAGGCTAGACGTAGAATTGAAAGAACCAAGGCAGAGCTTAGAAACTGGCTTGAGAGTCTAAATGACGATGATTCGTTTACAAATACTATGACTAAGTTTTTTACAGACGTTCAGTCTACTGGTAATGGATACCTAGAAATTGGTAGAACAACGAGCGGTGCCATTGGATACGTTGGCCACATTCCATCAACAACCATGCGTGTTCGTAGGCTGCGTGATGGGTATGTTCAGATTATTGGAAATAAGGTAGTTTACTTTAGAAATTTCGGGGCAACGAACCAAAACCCAGTAACTGCTGATCCAAGACCAAATGAGATTCTTCACTATAAGGAATACTCTCCGCTAAATACTTTCTATGGTGTCCCAGATATCATGTCTGCTATTAGCTCTCTACATGGAGATCAGTTGGCATCACAGTATAACATTGACTACTTCAGCAACAAAGCTGTGCCACGTTATGTTGTAACTCTTAAGGGTGCTAAGCTATCTGCCGATGCCGAGGATAAGCTATTCAGATTCCTGCAGGCTAACCTTCGTGGGCAGAGTCACAGAACTCTATATATCCCACTCCCAGGAGACTCTGACCAAAACAAGGTAGAGTTTGACATGAAGCCTATTGAGAATGGTGTCCAAGAGGCATCATTTAACGACTACCGTCTTCGCAATCGTGACGATATCCTAGTTGCTCACCAGGTCCCTCTGTCTAAGATTGGTGGCGGAGATTCTTCTGCTATCGCAGCTGCATTAGCTCAAGACCGTACCTTTAAAGAGCAGGTAGCTAGACCAGCCCAGCGTAATCTAGAAAAGATGATCAATAAGATCATTCGTGAAAAAACAGATATCGTAGAGTTTAAATTCAACGAGCTAACCCTTACAGATGAAATTGCTCAGTCACAGATTCTTGAAAGATACGTCAAGACTCAGATCATGGTTCCTAATGAGGCCAGACAGGTTCTTGGACTTCCTCAAAGACCAGATGGAGATGATCCATTTGAGATGACATCTCGTCAGTCTGCTGATGCTAGAGCAAACACTGCTGGCAACAGGCAAAGAGATGCAGAGCGAACAAATAATAATTCAGACAGCCCAAGCACAATTAGTGGAAGAAACCCACAGGGTGAAGGCAATTCTTCAGCATAAATTTTTAAAAAATGTTATAATATATTAATATTTGAAAAAAGTAAGGTATAATAAAACTACCATGGCAATAAACAAGGTCCAGCTGGACACCAATGGCGACAATGTTCGCCTATCAGTCCCTTTTAGTAAGGTCGACGTTGAGAGACGCATTGTCTCTGGTTTTGCCACACTCGATAACGTAGACAAGCAGGCCGACATTGTTACAGCTGAAGCTAGCCTCAAAGCATTCTCTAAGTTCAAGGGTAACATTCGTGAAATGCACCAGCCTGTATCTGTAGGCAAGATGGTAGCTTTTAAAGAGGATAAGTACTTCGATCCACAGTCAAAGAAGTTCTATTCTGGTATTTACGTTTCTGCATATGTATCAAAGGGTGCTCAGAACACTTGGGAAAAGGTTCTTGACGGCACCCTTTCTGGCTTCTCTATTGGCGGAAGAATGAACAAGTACGATGATGCTTATAATGCAGACATCGACAAGACTGTAAGAATTATTAAAGACTACGACCTAGTCGAGCTATCTCTAGTTGACAATCCTGCAAACCAGTTTGCCAACATTCTATCAATTGAAAAGGTTGATGGCGTTGACACCCTAAAGGGAGAGAATGCTGACACTGAGCTTGAGAATGTTTTCTGGGACAAGGAAAACGGTATCGTAGTACTTTCTGAAAACGACACTGAGGAAAGCCCTATTAGTGGCACCCAGATGGAGAATATAGGTTTCGTTGAAAAGAATGACAGCGAAAAAACAGAAATGATAAAGTTCTTGGTAGATAGTGCTAAAGGCATTAGCTCTGAGATAACTAAGGAGGTAAGTCCTATGACTGACACAACTGAAAACACAGTTGAGACTACAGCAGAAGATGTAGTAGTCGAAACAGCAGAGGTCGCTCCAGAGGCAGATGCCGAAGTTGAGAAGTCTGACAATGTAGCAGAAGAGTCAACAGAATCAGCAGAAGATGTTTCTAAGGCTGACGAGGTTGAGGATGCTGCAGTAGCAGAAGATGAGACAGTAGAGGCAGATGCAACTTCTGAGTCTACAGAGGCAACTTCTGAAGATGCTGCATCAGACGATGAAGTATCTAAGTCAGATGACGTTGCTTCGGCTGAGATGATTGCCGATCTAAAGAGCAACATCGCAACAGCCTTTAGCGATCTAAGCGAAGTAGTAAAGTCGTTGCACGGCGAAATTACAGAGCTAAAGAAGTCACTAAATCTAGCAAATGCTAAGCTTTCAGATGCAGAGCGTGACTTTGAAGAATTTGGTAAGCGAATGGATGCCGTTGAGGCTGACACTGCTTTCCGTAAGTCTGGCGATCTAGGCGAGATCGTACAGGAAACTCAGATTAGAAAGTCTGAGCAATCCCCTTGGGGCGGTCGTTTCCTCAAAACTACCGACTTATTTCGATAATAAGCAATCACTTAGGAGGTGACAATATGTCGGAAGAGATTATTAAAAACTATCCAGATGCCGATGGAAACCCAACTGTAAATGGTGAGGGTG